TTCATGTTTAGTGTCTGAAAGTAATTCCTCCACATCTTCGCGAAGAAACCTTGGTTTAGAAATTCCGGGCAGAAACTTCTGCCGTAAAATGTCGTTTTCGACTAGGTAATCGATGTACCTATACCCGCTACTTGAGGAGTATCCTAGGAGCTTTACGACCTCTCCCTTCCTCAGCAACATTGCCTTTACTTTTACTTTATTGCCCATCTGCATTTTAGGTTAGCAAAAACAAATGCAAATAAAAGCAAACTTTATTAACTTATGCAGAGATATATAAAACGCGGGAAAAACGTAGAAAATAAATACTTGACTAAATACTAATCAATTTATGAAAATGTGCGTCAGTTATAAAACCTCCTAAAAAAATTATGAAGAAAGAATATGTATCCGTAAGCGCCCGCATCCCTAGAGAAGTATTTGATGAAATGGTGGATGTTCGGGATAAACTAGAGGTTACTACAAACCAAATGGTTACCCATTGCATCCAAGATTGGGTACAATTGGCTAAGATGAAAATACCTGCTTTAACTCATCGTCTGGAAGTTGCCCGTTTCAGCTTAAACAACAAACAGAAAACAAAATTATAAACACATGCAAACTACCTCCGTAAATCATTCTGAAAGTCAATTAACAGTAAGCACAAAGGGCGAGATTCACAATATTACCTTTGAGAGTCCTATTGAGACTATTAGATGTTCAGATGCTAATGTTTTGTGCAGTAATTCGAAAATATTTTTTTTTCGCGGTCTAATTGCGGGGGTTACATTTACAATAGTTGCTTGCGCCATGTACATGGGTTTTTCTAGACAATCCTTAACAAGCATGGATGATTATACTTGCATGAGCAATGAGAGTGTGAGGCGTTTGAGGGACCAAGGAATTAAGTGGGATGTGAAATCAAGAATGTGGGTTGAATTTGATGGACCATCTGTCACCAAGTTGTCACCAAAACCCTATAAGCCTTATAAATAAAGGGGTTACTTAATCATTCGTAAAGAGTGAGTCATTGTTCTGAGAAATCCTAGTAAAATAGCAGGAATCCCACTAATTAACAAGGATAGGAGCTTGACTCCCTGTTGATAATTTTTCTACATTTTTCCCCGTGGTGACACCAAAATAGGGGTTCATTTGTCACCAAATTTGTCACCATGAGAATTTACTTAGATAAAAACAGAAAGAAAAACAACCGCCCTGCCTGTTGGTGCGTAGAGATAAATTACAAAGGAAAACGCAGACGGAAATTCTTTGAGGATTTCAAGATAGCAAAGCGCTTTGATGTCAATGAATGGATACTTTCTTTAAGCGAAGAACCAAATGGAGCTGACACATTGGTCAAGCAAGGCATTGAACTTTACCTAAAGGATTATGCTGAGAGGTATCCGGATGGTAAGCTTCAGCAGTTAGAGAATAGATTGTCCTGGTTATTAAAGTGGGAGCTTGGTGATGAGAAGATAGATGACTTAGATGAATCTTTTTTAACAAGGAAGGTTTCTCAGCAAGCATCATGGACTACGCAAAGCAGTAAATTCACTTACAAAAATGCGTTTGTTATATTTCTTAATTGGTGTGGTTCTGTGGGCTACTGCAAAAAGAAAGAATGGAAAATCAAGACTATCCGAGTGAAGCCGAAGGATAGAGAAATAGGGGTTCTTACGGTTGAGCAGGCAAAGGCCTTACTTGCAGAATTAAATCCAAAATACAGAACACCCATGGCAATAATGCTATTTGCTGGTCTTAGACCACAAGGTGAGATGGAGAAATTGAAGTATGAACATATCACCCATGGCAAATGGATAGATGTCCCTGCCTCCAAGACACCAAAGCGTCTTATCGAAGGTTTGCCTGAGAATATATGGTCTTGGATACCAAAGGACGGAAAAGGACATATACTGTCCTCTTGGAATGCTCTTAGACTAAATCGCAGGAGATGTGCCGAGAAGCTTGGATTCAAATACCCTGCTGATGGAGCAAGGCATAGTTTTGGGACTTATGGGTATTGGCTAAAAGGACTTGAGTGGACAATGCATTCCATGGGTCACGCAAATTATGACACCTTCAAGAAATATTACAAGAATCCGAGAATCCCAAAAACCGAGGCTGAAAAATATTTTTCTATCAAGTGTAGGTCGGACATTCATGTCTGACGTACACATATATATTATAGTATCTCTTTAGAGATACGGTATGACACGCGCGCGTACGCGAGGCATTTGTCTGACGGGTGTCTGACATACGGTAAAAATTTGGAATGCAAAATTCTTAATAAGTCGTGTTTGATTTTAAGTAATTTGGTTTTTAGTTTTAGTAAATGGCAACAAGAGATGAAGTGGAAGCACATGACTTATATGAGCGATTGAGGCCTGTACTGGAGGAGTACTTTGATAACTGGTTGATTGTTGGACACCGAGCAGGTGATAAGAAACGAATAGCACTTGGGCATGCGAAGCCTAAGTGGAACGACATGCAAGCAATCAGAGATGAAATTAAACGATGGCAAAAGAAACCCTTGGAGAATCCTAGAAAGATTCCCTCCAGTACTGGTAAGACTCCTGGCAAAAAGAGCGATAGCGACGAAACATGTCAGGGCGGTAAGTGACGAGGAAATAGCAATTAAAGCAGGTCTGTCTTTGGATAAAGTCAGGCACATCAGTCGGCAAACAAAATGGGACGCTATACCCATAGGGGATGCTGAAAGATTTTGCGGAGGTTGTAGCTTTGACCCTTTTAACTGCTACGACCGAAATAAAGCGATGGCATATAATCGCACGAGTCCCTCATATACTTATTTAAAAGTAAGTCCGTACTGGGATACTACATTTAAACCACTAATTGCTATCCTCAGTGCCTCGAACACACAAAATTAAATTCGAGTCGCTGGCGAGAGCTTTGAAGGAGTTCGATGGAGACTACGCAAAAGTGGCAGAACATTTCGGTTGCACGCCAAAAAGCATCAGGGAGCGCGTATACAAGGAGCCTCAATTGAGAGCAATTTGGGTTAAGAACGGCGTTGAAGACCCACTGCCCAACGAAAAGGAACTGATGGTTCGCAAGCCTATTGAGCCTATAGTTCCCCAAGATAAAGATTTACTGGATGCTGTTAATGAAAACTCAAGGGCTGTCTTTAATAAAGATTTAGAATCTCTACTGAGCAATCCTGACAATGTAGAGAAGTTGCAGATTTTTAAAGAGTTCGACGATTCCGTGGGACTACTTATGGCAGAAGCACTACGAGTTACTCAAAAAGTAAATATCCGTCAGAATATGACTTTGTTCGAAGTTACCGAGAAGCTTAAAGAAGACTTGGAGCTAGGAGGTATGGATGCTGAAGAAAGGATTCTTAAAACTCGGCTCATGTTATCTGCTTGCGAGCAACAAGGTAAATTTTTCGACCGAATGCTTAAAGGACTAGAGACCATGCTTAAATTGACTGAAAAGAGCGAGAAGAAGAAAAAGAAAAAACCAGGCTTTATGCCTCTTAAGGAATTGAAGAATCTTGAAGAAGCTGAATGACAAAGCAATAATTGAGCAATTCTCGGACGATACTTCCGATGAGGAGGTAAAGAATGCAGAACCGTGGATTCCAAGCCTTTCACTTACTCAGAGAAAGATATTCGACGATAGCTCCAAGTATATACTCGCATATGGAGAGCGTGGCTCTGGGAAAACATTTTCCCTAGGAGGTCATAAGTTAGTCAGGCATTGCTACGAGAACTTTAATGCACTTGCCCTAATTATAGTTGGCGTAAGGTCACAGGCTACCATGGGTGGTGTGTGGCACAAGCTACAGGTGGAGATTCTACCCGAGTGGGTCGAAGGGATTGACTTAGAGCATACAGATGAACGACAGGACACTCAGAAGAACTTATATATGGACATCAAAAATAGGTTTGGTGGGTATTCTAGGGTTGTCCTTATTTCAGTTCCTTATGGTGCCTTTATAAAAGATAGAATTAAGGGGTTTGAGCCTAGCTTAGTATTTGTGGATGAGCTGACCAACTTAGATACGCAGGATTATTTCAATGCAGTAGTTCAGCAGATTGGCAGACGGCAAGGTATCCATGGCCCACAGCAATATCTAGCAGCGTGCAACCCCGATGGTCCGGAGCATTGGGTGTACAAAAGATTTTTCGTGGAACCATACGATGAAGATGGAAACTGGAATGAAGATTATTCGGTTTATCACGTAAAGATTGAGGAGAATCTTAAAAATCTTCCGGATGGTTACTATGACCGAATTATGGAAGCGGTTAAGACCGACCCAATCGAGGAAGCTCGAATGGTCAGAGGTGAATGGATTGACCGCCCTGCAGGAAATGCAATATTCGCCCCATACTTCAGTGATACTTTGCATCTAAAGGGAGATAGCAAGAAAGGACTAATACCATCCACGAAATATCCAATAATATGCGGATGGGACCCGGGTGCTGTAAATAATGCTGTAATCTTTATGCAGAACTTGGTCAATGCACCAAACTCCCCGTGGATAATATTTGATGAGATGGTAACAATAAGGAAGAAATTGCCATACACTACGCTGATTCCATTGGTTATGAGAAAGATGGCATATTGGAATCGCAAAATGGGTCATGAATTTAAGTACATTCACATATCCGACAACTCTGCATTCAATCAATATCGTGCAAAG